ATCATGAACGATCTTAAAGATTTTCTTAAAGAGATGGGCCTAGAGAGTGTCCACCCTAAGGCCAGCGCAGAGAAGCCTGACTATATGCAGCCAGGTTATTATGTAGATCCACGAAACAAGTACGGTGAGGTTCCATTCTGATGATTAGTGCGAACCAACTAGAACTGTTTGAAAAGGTTGTACAGCATTACGAAGATGGACTTGAGTGTAATAACTGTGGTGTAGTACAACCTGTTGAGAACTTTCAGCACATGGTATCAGGTGAGATAAAAAGAAAGTGCCGCACTTGTGCTAGGGAGCAATCCAATCTGGTTAGTTATTTAAAGAAGTTGCACCCGTATCCTGACGACAGTTACACTTGTCCCATATGTGATCGCAGCATTGATGAGATAGGAAAGAAGGGACAGAAGAGATTACAGAACTGGGTGCTGGATCACTGCCACGATACAGAAACGTATAGAGGTTGGCTGTGTCATCATTGCAATACAGGACTGGGTGCATTCAAAGATGACATCAATAGAATTAAAAATGCCGTAGCGTACCTACAAAACCATGAGGAGATAGCACATGATTGAAGCAACTTACATTGCCCACATGGGTAGTGACTTGACCGTAGCTAACGCTGCACGAGTGTCATTTGGTAAGAAATCTGAGATGGAAGACGATCCTTGGGGGCCACCAAAGCTCAAGGCTAAGGATGATAAGCTCATTCGCTACCTCGCCAAGCATCGTCATATTTCTCCATTCGGACATTGCTTCGCAAGCTTCCATGTCAAGGCTCCAATCTTTGTAGCACGGCAGCTAGTCAAGCATAAGTTCTTGAGATGGAACGAAATATCCAGGCGCTACGTAGATGATGAGCCTGAGTTCTATGTACCTGACGTATGGCGTGGGCGCAGTGCTGACAAGAAGCAAGGTAGTGATGGTGTCGTTGATGTAGGTGACTGGGGTGATACTAACTGGGCATGTCTCAAAGCCTACAACGATCTTCTTGAGCATGGTGTAGCACCTGAGATGGCACGTATGGTGCTACCACAGTCAACCATGACTGAGTGGTACTGGTCAGGTAGCCTTGATGCCTTCGCTGACATGTGCAACCTTAGATGCAAGCCTGACACACAGGCAGAGACACGAGAGGTAGCACGACAGATTGACCACAAGATGATTGAGCTATTCCCTGTGTCATGGGATGCACTAACGGAGGATGACGATGACTAAACTGTATGACTTAGAGCCAATGATAATGGACTGCTGGCATGTATGCGATGACCTACAGGTTATCTTCAAACAGATAGGTGATGGTGAGCGTGATCCTACACAAGACGAACTGATGAACGCCCTGCTTGGTATGCAACAAGTGTACCAGTGGAAGTTTGAGCAGTTGTTCTTCAAGTATGAGGAGGTACTACGTGACAGACAATGAATGGCCTTTAGAGGCAGACTTTAGTGACATAAGACCTATGACACCAGAGGAACGTAAGGCTTCTCAAGAACGTGAAGAAAAGAATAAGTGGCGCAAGTGTGTCAGCTGTGGTAATAAAAGTAGAGGCACATGGTGTGGCTTCTGTCTGGAGGAAGAATGATTCGTAGTGAATGGAAGCGTTTGATGAAAGAGAACCAAGACTTTAAGGAGAGTGTATTGGCTGAGCATAATAGAATAGAACCGCCAGTTACGGCAGCGGATAATGTCAACAACCCAGCGCACTATGGTAAGGGTAGCATTGAGTGCATTGACTACATAGAAGACTTCCTCAACACAGAGGAATACATAGGCTACCTGCGTGGTAACATAGCTAAGTACCTACACCGCTGGCGTTACAAGAACAAGCAAGAGGATCTACTCAAGTCACAGTGGTACTTGGATCGTCTGATAAAGCTAGATGGAAAGGATAAGACATGATACCTGTAGGTCAATTACGTTTGTTACTCACCAAGGCTGGCCTTGAGTATGTTATCACTCGTGTTGAGGGTAACGTAGCTCACGTTAACATTCTTGTAGCGGAGAAGCCAGATGTACACAGTTGAGTTTGAATCAGACGCTGCTGTAATCACAACCCTAGACCAGGATGACATGCACGAGGATGTGGAAGTCATCTTAGGTGATGATGGTGATGTATATATCCGACAGTTTGAACCAGACATGGACGCATACCAGATGATTGTCATGAGCCATCAGCAACTCATTGATATTATGGCAGCATATAACAGTAAAGAAGGGGCTTTCTACATAACCTTTGAGAGGCCACAAGTATGAATGAACTAGGACAAGGGTTTTTCGCTGGCGTATTCGCAATGTATGTGTTAGCCCTACCCTTAATATACCATATGGTAGAGCCAGAGGATGAGGAGATGGATAACTCTGGCCCTATCAAGTTTGCTTTCCTGTGGCCTTTGATTGCACTGGAAGTATTATACCGTATCTTTGTAGGAGAGAAAGACAATGATGGAACTGGCACTAATTAAGACGTTACTTAATCGTGACTTCTATGAACAACATAAGGGCATTCGCTGCCCTGATAAGATCTTCACTAAGGATGTACGCAAGATCAAGCAGGCACTAGATGCTGCTATGCGTAAATATGAGGGTGATCTAAACACGTCAGACCTAGAGGCTTTGTTCTACTCACAGAACCAGACGATGACAACCGCTACTAAGACTGCCTATGAAGATCTCTTTCGCAAGATAAATAAAGAAGACACTATCAAAGAGGATATCGCTACAGATGTACTTGGCAGTATGTTTCAGCAGTATGTAGGCGAACAGGTAGCCAACCTAGGCTTTGACTTCGTTAACGGCACACAGACCAGCCTAGAGCCTCTCAGACGTATGCTTGAGAACTACAAGGATGACTTCACCCCCAACCTTCGTATTGAGTGGGAAGACATTAGTATCGACACACTACTCAAGGCAAACGATCTACAGACACAATGGAAGTTTAATATCCCTAGCCTACGCCGCAAGGTAGAGGGTGTCAGTGGTGGTCACTTACTGTTGGTAGGCGCACGGCCTAACACAGGTAAGACATCCTTCCATGCTTCTCTCATTGCTGGACCTGAGGGTTGGGCGCATCAAGGTGCTAAGTGTGTTGTGCTATGTAATGAGGAAGCGTATGAGCGTGTAGGAGCACGTTACTTGAGCGCAGCCTCTAACATGTCTATGGATGAGGTTAAGGCTAACGTAGCCCTCGCTCGTAGCCGCTATGAACCTGTCAGGAAGAACATCCGCATCAAGGACAGCACCAACAAGGATATGCAGTGGGTTGAGTCTCTGGTCAAACAAGAGAAGCCAGACGTACTGATCCTAGACATGGGTGACAAGTTCGCCAGCAAGACAAGTGATAAGTCCGATGTGTACCTAAAAGATGCGGCTATCTATGCTCGTAACATTGCTAAGCAATACAACTGTTGTGTTGTATGGATGTCACAGCTGAGTGCTGTAGCAGAGGGCAAGGTATATGTAGACCAATCCATGATGGAAGGCAGTAAGACAGGTAAAGCAGCAGAGGCAGACCTTATGGTTCTGATCTCTAAGAACCCCATTGTTGAGGGTGCTGATGAAGAAGATACACAACGCCACTTGAATATAGCTAAGAATAAGCTTAAGGGTGGTTGGCACGGTGTAGTACACTGTGAGTTAGACGGGGCGAGATCACTATATCAAGCCTAGAGGAGAGAGAGATGAGACTTGTACTAGACGTTGAGAACACAACAAACAGGCGTAGGGATAAGCTACACCTAGACCCATATGAGGAGGGTAACTTCCTTGTGCAAGTCGGTATGCAGAACGCAGATAATCACGAAGAGTTACATATTGTAACATTAGATCACGTTGAGAAGAAAGACACTAGTGGTGCTGGGCGTAAGCTAATTCAACAAATCTTAGACATGACTACTCTTCTCATCATGCACAATGCGCAGCACGATCTGATGTGGCTATGGGAGTGTGGCTTTAAGTATGACGGGCCTATCTATGACACCATGCTTGCAGAGTATATCCTACTGCGTGGTCAGAAAGATCCATTAAGCTTAGAGGCATGTGCAGAGAGACGCAACCTTAACGCTCAGAAGGATGACACCCTCAAGCGTTACTTTAAGGAAGGGTATAATACAAATGAGATTCCTCTCAGTGAGCTTTGCTTTTATCTTAGGTGCGATCTCGACACAACTCGTGAGTTGTTCCACAGCATCCAGGCAGACTACGGTGAACCCGATTCAGCCAGTCTACACACCGTTAGAGACGTTACCTTCAGAACCTGTCAAACCCTTACCCGAATGTACATGTCAGGAATCAGGGTGGATCGTACAGCCTTAGATGATGTACGCTTACAGTTTGAACGTGAGAAGGCAGACATTGAGGATCGACTACAGCATAAGGTGCGTGAGATCATGGGTGACACACCTATCAATCTCAAGTCACGGGAGCAGATGTCTCAGGTTGTATTCTCTCGCAGGATGAACAACAAGAAAGAGTGGGTGGAGCTGTTTGATTACGTGAACAACCCTAAAGAGTTTAAGCAGGCTGTAGAAGCAAACAGTACTATCATAAAACGTACCAAAGCTTTTACTTGCCCTACATGCACGGGTACAGGTAAGACGTACAAGACAAAGAAGGATGGCACTAAGTTTGCTAAACCTAACAAGTGCAGGGATTGTGACGCTCGTGGCTATGGCTTGAAGGAACTAAACCATATGGCAGGTCTAGGCTTTGGTGCGCCTAGCAAGAAGTGGGTTAGTGCTGATGGCTTTAGCACAGGAAAGGATAACTTAGATGTACTTGTGGGAACTGCTAAAACGAACAACATGGATGCTGCTGTTGAGTTTCTTACTGACCTTAAGCGTCTTTCTGCTGTTAGTAGCTACCTCTCTAGTTTTGTGGAAGGTATCGACACCTTCACCAAGTCAGACGGTTTCCTGCATGTGGGACTCACCCAACACATTACTGCAACAGGACGTTTTAGTGGAAGAAATCCCAACATGCAAAACATGCCAAGAGGCGGGACGTTTCCCGTAAAGAAAGTGTTTGTGTCACGCTGGGATGGCGGCTACATCTGTGAGGCTGACTTTGCTCAGCTTGAATTTAGAACGGCTGCATACCTGGCTCAGGATGAAGTTGCTATGGAAGAGATTGCTACAGGCTTTGACGTACACAGCTATACTGCACAGGTTATCTCTGATGCAGGTCAGGCTACGTCACGTCAGGAAGCCAAGGCTCATACCTTTGCACCTCTCTTTGGGGCTACAGGATATGGCAGATCTAAAGCAGAGGAAGCTTATTACATTCACTTCACAGAGAAGTATCAGGGTGTAGCTAACTGGCACAAGAACCTGGCTGATGAAGCTGTACGGTTTAACAAGATTACTAATGTGTCAGGGCGTCAGTACGCATTCCCTGATGTTAAGCGCAACGCTCGTGGTGGTGTATCACACTTCACCATGATTAAGAACTATCCAGTGCAGGGTTTTGCTACTGGTGATGTTGTTCCTGTTGTGTTAATTGAACTGGAGGAGCGGTTGAAGGGGCTACAATCTTGCTTAGTGAATACTGTTCACGACTCAACGGTTATAGACATTCATCCAGAGGAGAAGGAGACAGTGTTAAGTATTATAGAAGACATGAATGAGGGCTTGACAGACTTAATTGAGAAAGCCTATAACGTAAAAATGAACGTGCCTCTATTATTAGAATCTAAAATCGGGCCGAATTGGCTTGACGTAAGAGATGTATGAGGTATAACTAAGACTCTTTTTGACTGTAGTAAAGGATATACAGATGAGTACAGAACTAGCAACAACAGGTTCATTAGACCCATTAGCAGAGCTGATTGGTGAACCTAAACCACAGACACAATCACGATCTTCTCTGGCTCGTGTTAGCGTGTTGAGTACAGCCATTAAAGGCGAGATTGAGCTTGGCGGTAAGAAGATCAAGACAGACGTTGTACCTGTTGGGTCTTACAAGATCACACTTGGTGATGATGTCTTCTATGCAGAAAGCGTAGAGGTTCGTATAATCACGCATCGCTTTCAGTTTCAGCGGTGGAATGCTTCATCTAATGAGATGGAGAAGTCCGTTATGAGTCGTTCTACTTACAGCGACTTAAAGGATAGCACTGGTGGCTTTAACTTAGGCCGTCCCTCTGGTTACATTGAGGATTGGAACGCACTACCTGAAGCTACTAAGGAGATTATTCGCTCAGCTAAACGTGTGAAGATCTTCATGGGTACACTTACAGTTAAGGCTCCTCTTGATGATGCAGGACAACCTACCGCTGGTGAGTATGTTGATATTCCATTCGTTATGGATGTTAAAAATAACGATAGCCTCAAGAGCCTTGCAGCTACTGAAAAAGCTATTGAGCGCAAGAACGTCAAAACTCACATGGCTAAGGTTATCCTTAGTGGTGCAGAGGCTTCTATTCCTACAGGTGCTACCTATGGCTACATTACTTCTTCTGTAGGAGAGGTTGTACAGGAGTCAGACGAGGACACTGCAGCTATGAGGAAAGTAGCTTCAGACTTCTTGGATTATGTCAGCTACTCAAATGGTAAGATCATGGATCTACACATTGAGCGTTCCAATACAAGTATGAGCAAGGAAGATGCAGCGCTTGTAGGTTCTATTATTGATGTAGAAGAGGCACCATACTAATGACTCATCCTGCAGAGATAGCTGTTTTCTCTTTCTTGCAGAAGGCTATGGCTGGTGAGACTGCTATGACAGAGGAGGTGGCTAAACAAGTCGCCTCCGATGTTGAGGCTGCTTTGTATAAGCAATTCTCAGGTGGTCCTCGTGATGATTTTCGCTTACGGATGTCTAATATCGGTAGGCCTAAGTGTCAGTTATGGTTTGACAAGAATGACCCAGAAGACAAGACACCTTTCCCTCCACACTTCCTGATGAACATGATCCTTGGCGATATAGTCGAGGCTGTGTTTAAGGGTATCCTACGTTCAGCAGGCATAGAGTTTGAGGATAACAAGCGTGTTACTCTCAAGCTACCTCATGGTCAGGAGATCAAGGGTGAGTATGACATGGAGATGGATGGACGCATTGACGATGTTAAGTCTGCCTCACCTTGGTCATACGATAACAAGTTTGCATCCTTTGGTTCACTAGCCT